AAGGAAGCCTCAACAACTATAGAGGGCTCTATGAATGCCGCAAAGGCAGCGTGGGACAACTTTCTCACAGGTACTGGGGATGTAGACCAGCTTGCGGAGTCTGTAGCGACACTGGCAAATAATGTCGTAAATAATCTATCAGAAATCATTCCGAGGCTTGCCTCCGGATTACCAACCCTTGTATCTAAGCTTGGAGATATGATTCCAGGTCTTTTTAATCAGATATTACCTTCTCTCATTAGTGGGGCGGTAACTCTGATAAATGGACTGGTAGCTGTTCTTCCTGATTTGATGAAAGGTCTTGTTCCTCCGCTTATTGCCGGAGCAATATCTGTGATTGGCGCGTTAGTGGCTGTTATGCCGTCTCTTTTATCAACTGCAGCATCTATAGGGCTCGACCTTATGAACACGATTGCAGACGGCATAGCGTCCTTTGACTTTGCAAGTCTAGCGGACACTGTTGTAGATGGCATTTCAGGGTTCATATCCAGTGGCGGATTCAAGAAGTTTATAGAGGCGGCAAAGAACATCATTGTTGGGCTTGCAAGGGGGATAAGCATAATGCTCCCGGAGTTAATTCCTGCATTGGTTGAACTTGTCGTTTATATAGCTGAAACGATTCTGGAACAACTCCCGGCACTCATAGAGTGCGCTGTAGAAATTATAGTCGCCTTGGCCAAAGGAATAATTGAGGCGCTTCCTTTACTGATTGAAAGCTTGCCAAGGATTATCATGGCCATTGTCAACGCTCTTATAACCGGTATTCCACTAATCTTACAAGCAATGGGCGAGATTATCCTGGCTATTATTACAAAACTGGGAGAACTTGCCATTCAGCTATTCGAGTGGGTGGCCCCTACAATAGGGGGATGGCTTCAATCTATCGGAGAGTGGTTTGCACAGCTACCTGGATTGATTTGGACTTGGCTTACAGATGCGGTTACAAAACTTGGGGACTGGGGCGCTTCAATCTTAGAGTGGATTACCACGAATGTGCCAGAATGGATTGAAAGTATCGGAGAATGGTTTAGCCAGCTTCCTGAGCGTATAGCTTACGCCCTTGGCTATGCAATCGGTTCAATCATAAAGTGGGGAGCAAATGTTGTGAAATGGATTGCAACAAATGTACCTACTTGGATTGAGAGCATAACGAAGTTCTTCTCCGAGCTTCCCGGTAAGATTTGGACTTGGCTTGTAAATACAGTGACGAAAATCGTGCAGTGGGGCATAGAGATGCAACAGAAGGCCTCTACCGCGATTCAGACTATGATTAACTCAATAATCACCTTTATGCAGCAGTTGCCGGGGAAAGTTTGGACATGGTTAGTAGATACGGCAAATAAGCTGAATCAATGGAAGCAAGACCTTGTGTCCAAAGGTACTGAGGCGGCTACAGGGCTCTTCAATGCAGTAGTTGACGGAATCAAAGGGCTTCCGGATAAGATGGTATCTATCGGTAACGATATAGTTTCAGGCATTTGGAACGGAATCTCGTCCGGCTGGAACTGGCTGACTAGTAAGGTTCAAAGCCTTGCGGAATCTCTTTTGGAAGGTGCAAAGGACGCCCTTGGCATCGCTTCACCATCAAGGGCTTTCCGTGATGAGTTTGGGCGCTGGATTATTCCCGGAGCAGAGATAGGTATAGAAAAGTCTATGCCAAGCGCCTTAAAAACCATGAGGGAAAGTGCAACAGCGCTCCTAAATGAAATGAAAGGCACCGTATCGGCCTATAGCGGAGAGATTGCGCTATCTGCAGGAGCGTCAGAAAGCCGAAGGGCATTTTCTGCCGGAGGTACATCGGTATATTACGATAACCGAATCGAACAGACAAATAACTACCATGAAGCAGTTCCTGCTCCTTCCGTTGTGGCAAAAAATCAGCGCGAGGCGATTCGTAATATCGTCGGAGGTGTGAAATAATGGCAAATCAGATTAGAGTGGTTCTCTCGTGTAACGGGAGGACCCTTACTTTTGGCAAGGACAGTGATATCGACATCACGAAGATAACCGGGCTAGAGAGTTCGGATATTGAAATCAGTAAAAGCGATAATGCCCTTGTAGACGGCGAAACTGTAGACGGACTAAAGATAAAGGGCAGACCGATACATATTGAGGCCTCTTTTCGGGATTTAAAGAACAATAAAGAGAACAGGCAAAACCTGATTAAGTTCTTCAATCCAAAGTACACGGGGAAAGCGCTCATTGAATATATGGGTGTCTCAAGGAACATTGAATACAGGATTGAAGGCTGGACTTTTAAAGCAAAAGCTTCGCTTGATGCAAGGCTGGCCATTGTTGTGGATTTATACTGTCCGGATCCATATATGCTGAATATTGATAACTTCGGAAAAAACATGGCGGCATACACACCTTTGTTTGCTTTTCCTTGGATAATCACCGCTAAAAAGGTTACGGGACTGAAAAGACCGTATTCCGGGCTTGCATTAGGAGGGCGTGCAGCAGGATACAGAACGCTGCATAAAGAAGTTGCTCTTTCTAATGACGGTGATGTACCTACCGGTGTGATTATCAAGTTTGTAGCTACAAGGGGGCCAGTAAGCAATCCTAAGATCGCAAGAATAGGAACGGGGCAATTTATGAGAGTAAAGGTGGAAATGGCCAAAGGGGATGTCCTTGTAATAGATACTAACGAACGCCATCAGATTGTTGAACTTAACGGAGTAAATTGCTATCAGCGCGTGGATAGACGGTCTGAGCCGTTCCAGCTGGATGTAGGGGAAAATTATCTTGAGTATGCAGCGGATACGAACTATGTCAATCTTGATGTAAATATCTACTATACGCCTAAGTATTTGGGGGTGTGATATGCAAGTATATATTCTCGATAAGGATTTTCAGACTATTGGAGCCATAAAGGTTTTTAATTCGCTGATATGGACCCGCCGCTACTATGAGCCGGGAGTATTTGAGTTTCACACATCCTCAAGCTTTTTCCCCTTATTTAACTCCGGCAAGTATATATGTCGTAATGATCGCTCCGAACTCGGAGTAATCCGGGAAGTGAATTATGCACAGACGGATAAGGGAGAGCGCTCAGCTTACTGCAAGGGCTACTTTGCAGAGAAACTACTGGATGATAGAGTTCTTCAGGCTCCGGTAAATATATCCGGAACTCCGGAAGAAATCGCACTTGCTCTTGTGGATGGAACGGCTATTCATCCGGCAAACTCTGGACGAGTTATTCCGCGGCTAGTCCTTGGGACTCGTAAAGGACTTGGAACACGAATTACATTGCAGACAACGGGGGACAAGCTTGGGGAAAAACTGTACGAGACAGAGCAAACACAGGAGCTATCTCACCACATTCTATATGACTATGAGAGGAACACACTCACCTTTGAGTGCTGGAAGGGGCGTAATCGCACGGAGAACCAGGAAGAAAACTCTCCTGCGATTTTCTCCAATCGTTTTTACAATGTGAAATCCGCGATATATGGTCGAGACGAGAGCTCTTATGCAAATGTCGCTTATGTTGCCGGTGAAGGTGAAGGAAATGCTAGAACCATTGTCGAAGTAGATATCCGCATGGATCCTGCAGAAGAGCGCCGGGAAATATATGTGGATGCCAGAGATTTGCAAAGCGAGTATCAGGACGCGGGCGGGGCAAAACGCACCTATGATTCTGCTCAATATCGCGCCATTCTTAGGCAGAGAGGACTGGAAAAGCTTTCGGAATACTCAAAAATTGAGACGGTTCACTCAGATATTGATGCCGGCGCTAATCTCGTATATATGAAGGACTTCGACCTAGGAGACCTTTGTACATATCAAAATATGGATGTCGGAATCGAGTGCGACGAAAGGATAACCGCAATCCAAGAGGTATACGAAGGGGCAAAAATGACCTTGAATGTTACTTTTGGTACAGATGAGGCAACAACTATCACGAAGATTATAAAAAGGGAGGCAAACTAAATGCTAAGATACGGTTATTTCGATTCAGAGATTATCGGTACGGATCCGGAAGGAATGCCGATATTCGACAGGGCAGAAACATCCGACCTCTTTCGATTACTATTTGCAAAGCTTGTCAGTAACGGCGTCCTTGCTCAGCCCGGGGATTGCTTTCAGGTTCTTGCGTCGGAAGGTCTAACTGTTAAAGTCCGTCCGGGCTTTGGACTGATTCAGGGCGCGTTTGCTTATGATGATTTAGAGAGTACGCATACCTTAAGCAAAGCGCCACAGCAGTATGCGAGGATTGATAGAGTTGTGTTAAGGGCGAACTATAAAAACCGTTGCTGTGAAATCATTGTAAAGGAAGGAACTGCTGCAGTGAATCCCGTTGCTCCGGCTCTTCTTACTCCGGCACGAGGAGACTACTATGAGCTTTCTCTTGCGACGATTTACATTCAGTCAAACGCGACGGCCATCACCCAGTCCGCCATAACGGATACCCGTGGGGATAGTTCAGTTTGCGGTTTTATTACGCAGCTTATAGATCATCTCTCTACGGAAACATTCTATGCGCAGCTAAACGGTTTTTATCAAGACTTTACCCGTAGGGGAGAGCGTAACTATAGTGAGCACACAGGGAAGATGGACGAGATTGAGGAGTCCTTACAAGGAAATTTTCAATCATGGTTTGAAACGGTTGAGCGAACTCTCACGGATACGCCAGTTGGAAATCTTTCAGCACAGATTGATAGACTGAAAGGTGAAACAATTGTAACTATTCCGGCCAATGCCTGGAGTAACTCCGCACCGTATAGCCAAAAGGTAGCTGTGCCAACTGTCAAGGCTACAGATTCCGTATCTATGGGGAAGGCCTACACAAAGGACAACACTTTAGAAGAGATAGAGACATGGGACGAAATGGCTGGATTAATCACCAGTGCGGAAGTTAGTGATGGGTATGTAACTTTTTACAGTAAATCAGAGAAGCCTAGCCGTACCTTTAAAGTAAAGCTGAAAGGAGTCAAGTAATGAGTGAAGTATTTATACCATTAGGTGGTGCCGGGGGAAAGAACAGAGGCGGAGTAGCGATTGTAGGTGCTGATGCAACTATACAGGATATGTATGGAATGGTAACCGTTCCGCTTCCTGCAGGAAATTATAAAAAATATGTTGCTAATGGCGAGGCGTATATGCCTGGATATGGTGACGGAAAAAACGCCGTTCTAGGACTGAATAAAGAATTTATCAAGAAGGCTGCTTTGCACGCTTTCGGAATCGCCTCTATCACAA